AAAGATTGTATATCAATTGGCGACAAGTGTATGAATGGTGATAAATTAGACAGGAAAAATATGAAAGAGGATGTTGAAAAAATACTTGATAGTTTCCAGGCAAAATATAATTTAAGTATTGAAGAAATCAAAGGCAAACTCAATCTCAACTACGAGAACGCCAAAAATTACCTGCTTAATGTTAATAAAATTAAAAATGAGAAGGATAGGTATATCAATAATATTATCCGCAGTAATTATGTGGAACTATCATATGATATTGTTGAGTCTCCATATATGGGGTTGAAAGATAAGGTATTAGGTATTCCCGATTTTATAAAGCGTCAGGAATATATTAAGAAATTCTGCCTTAAATTTACAAGAGACGCCATACGCGACGAGAATGTATATTGGTTATATTGTAATGCGACAGGAGTTAAATTGATGCCGACATTCTTATTAAAATTAGCAAACGCATTCACAAGCAAACAAAATTATATCAGGGCACTTGATACTATCTGTGCGGAGCAAGGCACTATTAGTGATGATAATAATAATTGGGTTGATAAACATAGTGGTTATATTATCAAGAACATTGATTTTTCCAGCGACGAGGGTTACGATGAGGCAGGATTCAAATTAAATACCAACGCAGTAATGGGTAATGAGTATAATATTAAATTTGATGAAACTAACGCACCCAAAGATAAGACATACGAAGATACGACCAAAGGTATGATTACAAGGGTAATTCACAATATGTGCAGTCAAATGGAAATTGATATAGAACCACAATACGAATTTATAATTAATTCTGTTATTAATAAACTAAAAACAAATATGAAATCTAAGGAAGAGTATGAAAAGGCTCAACTCAAAGCAGCGAATAAAAAGGACGGCAAATCTAAAAAAGTTGTTTCATACGAGGATATGCATAATCAAATACTTGTATATTTAACATTATCGTATTTAATTGTTTCTATTCAAATTAACATTCCAAGCGTGTCTACAAGAAAGGTATTTCCAAGTTGTATTAAGTCATTTTCAGGATATCCTATGGATGGTGACCAAGATAAAACGACAGTTGTATATATTGCCTGTGTAACAAAGAAAACAGCAGACAATATTAAACCATGGGACGCCATAATGAAACTGTCAGCCGATAAAATAGCCAAAAATTTAGAATCATACATTGATATGCATGTCTTGAAAGATAGTGCGGTGATTGATTTAATCGCTGCAAAGAAGGAATATTTACTACTGAATAAAGATGAACCTATACCAGAGGCTGTATCAGTTGGAAAATGGCATCAATTTTTACCACCATTAAATGATATTAAAATTTCTAAAACTAACAGTATGCCATTAGGAGAGACATTTGAGAATGATTTAACCGACGCATACAAGAAAGGCAAAAAGAATAATATGTTAGAAACATTATTAGGCAAAAATATTTATTTGAGTAATTCTATTATTGAAAGCATTCAAGCTGTAGTAAATACTAAAGCGGCCTTGTTAACAAATTCGGCAGGTGAACCTTTTTTGGAAAGTGCTTGTTGCGATGAAAGCATAAATGCGATTGAATACTTTATGGGTAAAGATAAAACTATTGCTGAAAATAATAACTTAATCAAGAATTATAACAACGTTATTGAAAAAATCAATAACTTAAACTCACCGTCTATTTTGTATCACGCAGAGAACACAAAAATTATATTGCCTAAAATAAAATCTGGGTACAACGACGAAACCATTTACAAGGCTTTCATATATTATTGTAATTTCAATAATCAATTACCTATGGACGATGAATTGAAAAACGTATGTGCGTATAAACCAATTGAATATGATGGTACAAAAGACACCGCTGATATTATTGAACTACTGAAACAAGATGGTAAAATATACACCAAGGCCATGCTTGATGATTTACTACACATTATTAATAAACGAAATATTGTTATTGTTGACGCCAATTACCCAATAATAAATTATGTGGAAAAATTAAGAAACGTAGTTAAAAAATATAATACCGTCGATAGTGTTGACGATAATCTATTTCAAAAATTAGAGACATTATTAGACACATTTGATATTAAGAAGGAAGATACCGAAGAGCTTGATGATATTAAAAATTATCTGTCTCGTGCGAACAACATAATGAAGAAGAATGTTATGGAATTTGTGAGAAAGTCGCCCGACATAAACAAATCTTTCCGTGATAACATGGAAAAAATATTGAATTTTGAAATAAACACTAATACAAGCGAGTTTTATGAGAATTATCTATACAATCTGCTTAATATATTCCCAAATATCATTTTGAATAAAAATATGAATGTTAAAAAAATCCCTGCTCATTGGTTATTATCTGATGTACACAGCACGGATATAGTTAATATATTAGATAAATACTACAAAAACCTTAATTCGTTTTCTAACAAACCTGGTTTAGAGTTAGCGTTCAAATTAATTAAAAACAAATACGCAATATTCTTGAAATTGATTAAAATCATCAAATATAATTCGCCTGTAAAGGTAAGTAATGGAACCGATTATAGTGAAATACCAAGCATCTTTGATAAGGAATTCATCACATATATCTATTCCTACTTTTTCTACAGTATTATTAATGAATACATTCAAATTACAAAAGACGATGAGTTTAAATCGCAGATACAGGAGACGCCTGATTATGATGAAGAGGAGGTTAATAAAAATATCATAAATTACATATTTGAGTTTTTAAATATAATGAATAATCACTCTACCTTAATTAGCAATTCATATGCGAAAATTAAGGATAAAATCTTGCAGACAAAGGCGAAAGAAAAAAATTCACTTACAGATCATTTGAAAGATTTAACAGACGAGGAAAGAGAAGTAAATAATTTATTCAAAAGCGGAAAATTAGGAGAGTGGGGGGTTGGCTTACAAAAAGGAGTGACCAAATACGTAAAAGAAAATTATGATGTAGAAAGAATGAAGATGGAAGCTCAGGCAATGAAGGAACGAAAATTAAATCAAACTGATAATGTAACCGATATGAATAAAGAAATTTACAAACTTGATTTAGAAGAAGAGGAGCAAACGTCGGCTGAAATAGACGCTGAGGAGTATAATATGAATAATATTCCTGACGACGATGATTTCAATAGCGACGAGGAGGATGGCGATTATTAGAGAGATTTATACAATATACTTCAAAAAATCAATATAATATTAATTGTAAATAAAATTATATTGAATTTATATGCTTATTCTGGATTATTTTTTAGAAATGCCTTATGTTTTATAGTATCAAAATGTCTTGCTTCATTCATTTTACTGGTAGAACAACCACAAACACAAATATAACTTTCAAGCCTCTTCGCATTTTTTGCCGCCAATTTTTCAGGATTGTCTTCCGCCCATTTTTTATTAGTCTCTGCTTCTTTCTTTTTATATTCTGGGTCTTCTCTTTTCTTATCCTTACATTTTTTATCCTGTTTTCTTTGATTTTCTTTTATTTCTTCAGGCGTTAGTCCTACATCATTCTTATTTAGTGTTGGCTTAAATATTTCTATATAATGTCCTTCCAGTTTTTCCGCTTCATCTTTATCTTTTAAATCAGCATATTCTAATATTTCAAATTGCCAATTATCAAATCCCCCGTTCTCTCTAATAAATTTATAAACCTTGCGATGAAATTCTTTTTTGCTACTATTCTTATTATTATTACAACAACTCTTATGTTTTGATTGTCTCTTATAAAAATCATTTGAATGACCTATATAATCATCTTTAATATTTGGGTCAATACAATAAAATCTATATATAACTGTGTTTGAATAATCTGGGGGCATTTTATACTTTAATATCAAAAGTTATATTTTAATAATCAATTTTAAAAAAAATATAATTTTATCAACTATTTATTATATTCATTAATATTAATGTTCAATTCATTTGTAAAAAATAATATTCCATTAGTGTCAATCATTTTACTTTCGGCTATTTTTATGTTTATTATACTAACAAAACCATCTCTAATGTTTGATAAAAACGGAAAGCCTCGTCAGTTTGGACTTGGTTATAAAAACAAAACGGTGTGTCCCCTTTGGTTGGCGGTTATAGTCTCTGGAATAGTCTGTTATTTAGCGGTATTAACTTTTGCGAACTACAAAAGGCTTATGTATTAGCCTATCTCTCTACCATAATATAAATATTTAAAATTATTTATATTATTATTTGATTTATTTACGCTATTGGTCTGAAATAGCTTTCGTCTCCGTTATTATTTACAATTTGTATATATGAGTTAGCGGGCAGTTCGTCGTAAGACATACCAGCAAGGTTTAGCTGATGTTTTGTGAATTTGGCTTCCGTTAGAGCAGTGATTCCATCATCCGATAAAAAATCCTTTGAGTGATTACTAATAAATACCGATAACTGCGTCGTATAATCTTGATTACTACTTGTAGGCGGTTCTTCGGGTAATCTCTGCCATTTCTTTCCATATACGGGAGCAGTACTATTTTGATATAATTCTTCGTAGTCTTTTGCTGACTGGTCAGCCGATTTTTCACAAGACATATTTATGATATAATTATAACTGATAGACGCTATTAGTGTTCCCGCAAGAATATACCAGAATAGTTTGCCTATTAATTTTTTCACATTTATCAAAGCAAATAAATTCACTGATGTAGATCCATTTAAAAACACTTCAAATTTACCATCATCACTACTGTTTCCTTTTATAAAATTTTCACGATATAATTGCTTAACGAACTTGGTATAATTATCCTGGTCGGAATCTATTTCATTTATGAATCGGGAGTAATTATTTTCAACATTTTCTAAAGCCTTTTTAAGAGTAGAATCTCCGTCCTCGCCCGATGGTTTTAGCATCTGCTTAACTGCTTGCGTAGCTCCCAAAGCATTTACTACCATATAACCAATCGTATTGGAAAATGGATTTATCCAACCTGGAAATAATTCAAGTAACATGAATAACATACCAAATATTATTAACCACGGCAAAATGGTTATAGCAAGTATAGAAAACCACTGTATGGTATTATCCATACATATATTTTTTGATATATTTACATTTATGAAATATGTGCCCGAAATTAAGAATATGATATAAATAAGTGTGAAAATAGGGCTATTTGAGTTAGATATTACAGCTGATAGACTTGATGACGATAATGTAGCAAATATCATTAAAAATCCATATATAATTGTTAAAAACAAAAAATATATCATAGATGTAGCGGCACTTGGTAATACTAATTCATCTTGTAGTTTATTAAATTGATCTTTCGCAACCGCACTAGCGACAGTAGAATCCATAGTTAATTATATCTATATGTATAATATATTTTTATAAAATAAGTATAATTATTAAGATATTATATTATGGATTTTAAAAATATAAATAATTTAAATAATTTTTTAAATTTTAATTCAGCAAGCGAAAAATTAGATAATATGATTAGACCTAAACTGATTGAACCAGGCGTCAAATATTTTTTCGGTGGCGTATTAAAAGAATGCAACAACTATAAACAGCGAAATTATACATTCATTTATAATGTATCTATGTTCGTTTTATTTTGTTCTATTTTAGGAATAATTCTTATGTATAGATACAAAGGTAATCTCTCGCAACAAGAAATAAATAAAAAACATCTTGATAATAAAAACTATATAATGTCTAAATTGATGTATTATAATCGTGCTGATATGGAAAATAAACAGAGAGTTCAAAATAATATGATTACTAATTTACCAGATTATAGCAACCACCCAGAAGCGTCGATACTTCATAAAAAAATATATTTTTAATTTATAATATGAGTGATTCGTTTCAAAAAGATATCGTCCAAGATAGTGATTACACTAAATATTTAGAAGAACTGAAAGAATATTATAGTTTGAAAAAAAAATATACCGCCCACAAACAAACATTTATCAATAAACTGATTAATTCCAAAGACTCCTCGATTGATACTAAAAAAAAGATGGCTTCTACATACAAACCCAAGTGCGTTAATTGTGGTAAATTAGGAGGTACTGTTTTTACTGAATCCAGTAAAATGTTGCGTGCTACTTGTGGTAATACCTCAACTGCATGTGATTTAAATATTGCTATTGTTAAAATGAATGCGAGTTTGATAAATAAAGACCTTGAAAAGGCTAATTTATTATTGAATAATAAAAAGAAGGATATTGTTTTAACAAAGTTGGATTATTTATTCAAATATATTGCGGAGGATAAAGCGGTTGAGTTATTCGAACAACATAATAACGATAGGGCTGCTATTCAAGAGAATTACAACAATTTACTATCAATGTATAACTCTATTGTCGATAACCCCAATACCGAAAAGTTAATTAATGAAAAATTAGAAGAGCATACTGAATTAGTGAACAAACATAAACGATTTATGAAAGTTTATAATCAAACCAATGAAACCGGATATTTAAA